TCTGCCACGGCTCGCCCTTTCAAGCACCACCGTAGCGGGGGCGTCAACCGATACCGATCTTGCGGCCAAGTTCGTTCAAGGCTTCCTGTCGCTTGGCACACCCGCAGTCACCGCCGACGACGGCCGAGACGCGCTCTTTGGTGATGCCGATGGCGGATAGCCCGGCGGCCACCATGTCGCCTAGGCCGGGCTTGGGCCGCGGGTACGCCGGGTGCGTTTCGTCTACGGTGATAATGTCGCCATCTTCCGCCACGATGCACGCGGCCGCGCTTTTGAGCGAGTAGCCACGCTCGCGACACCGGGCCTCGAAGGATGAACGGCGTCCGCGAATCATGGGAACTCGTTGCACTCGCAACCCAGGAAGGTCACCAGCGAACAATCCTCTGGCTCGCAGGAGACAGGCTCGGGGCAGGGGCACTCCGGCGTCTCGCCGCCGCAGTTGGAAAACGTTGCGCCGCCGTACTCAAGAAGGTACTCCCACTGACACGTATCCGGGTTGAAGACAAACATGAAATCCCGGTACTTGTCGTAAGTCCAAAACGCCTGACATGAGCAGTTGCCGTTTCCGCTTGAAACGCCGTTGACGACTATGCGTTGGCAGATCGACGTTACTGAAGCGCAGGAGCAACTGTGGTACGCCTCCGGCACAATCTCGCGGAACCCCTGGCTACCGCATGATTCGATGTAGAACACGCACCCGCAGCCGGTGTCGATGTTCTGTGAGCCAGAGCATTCGCCAGGGGGAAGCCCGCCCGTGTCCACCACCTCGCAATCGGTGGTGAGCGTGGAGCAAGTGGCGCAGGGGATAAGTGGCGGCGGGCCACCGCAGCAGCATGGCATTACGGTTTCTCCAGCAGCACGAACGTCACCGTGCGAGATGATGCGATGTACGAAGACGTGGCAGTGCCGGTAATGAATACAGCCGTTGCCGTCGTAAGAGTTTTGCCGACAGAGATAGTACAGTTGGTTGTGTTCAAGGAGGCAGCAATGTTGATATCCGTGACAAACGAAAGTGCTGCCGTGCTTGTTGCCGATATGCTGCTAGCCGTGGACTTTACGAACACGCCAGTGGCCGTATAGAACGGCACATCAATCAGAAACCACGCCGTGCCTTCGCGGGCAATCGCACAATCTGCCGACGCCGTTCCGGTCACGGGGAAGAACAGATTAGTGGCCATCGCCGTGTTGGGCGTGCTTGTCTGGTACTTGTACGTGACGGTCTTAGCCTCGCCGATGTCCCACGAACCCGTGAACGTGCAGACGCGAAAGACCTTTTGCACACCCCCAGGCATTGGGTGGTCAAACCGCAGCCCAGGCTGGCCGCGGTCGCCCGCCTCGACCGTTCGCACTACCTTGGCGATACGCTGGGCCGCAGGCCGCGTGAACTTCACGAACTTCTGGCCGGCGGCTTGGTTGTTGCCGTTGTTGGCCGCCTGTCCAGCCATTCGGGTCAGCCCTCAACAACGGTGATGACGAGCCGTGTGCCGGTGACGTTCGCCTGGGCGGCGTAGTTGCCGGCCGCCAGCCGCCCAATGGCCGCCTCGCCGCCACGGAGCGACACAGTGGGCACCAGAGCCCCAGCGGACAGCTGCCCAAAGCTCACAGTAGCCGTAGACACCGTGGACAGATTGCGGGCGAAGAACAGGCCCACGCTCGCCAGCGTGGCCGTGGCGATAGCGACCGTCCCGGCGGCGTTCGTGCCAGGTGCCAGCGTCTGCGTCGCAACGCCGGCCGCGGCACAGTCCGCGGTGACGCCAGACGCCATGAGCGACTGAGTGAGAGCACCCTTGTTGATCTGAGCGTTAACGACGTACGTGATGTCTGGCACGGGAAAGCTCCTAGGGCTGTGTCGGGTTGCCGAAGTATTGAGAGAACGGGACTTCTCGCTGCACCCGGCGAGCCAGGATCGACGGCGCGCCAGTTTTGAGCGTGCCGTCAGTGTTGAGCGGCTGCGGGTTGCTTGAGGGCACCTTGTCGCCGGAATCAGGGTCGATGACGTAGGCCCGTTTCTTGATGCTGCCGTCTAGGTAGTTCCAGCCGATGTCGGGCAGCTGCAAGTTCCACCCATCTGGCCGGTACTCGAGCGTCACCTCGACTTGCCAGTAGCGGATCTCGATTTCGCTAATCACTTCAACGGCCGGCGTGCCAGAAATGCCGCCGCACTTCCATGTGCCGGGCGCAGATCCAAGGAATGAGTCGCTGTTGATGGCGTTGGTGACAGCCGTTGCTAGTCCGTAGTCGAACGTCGGCCGGTTTCCACTGATGGACGCCTGGAGCGTGCTGATGTCGGTGGTCGCACCCTCGAAAAAGTCGTTGGCAGAGTTCTGGAGCGGTTTGAGCGTGGTCCCGTCGTAGTAGTACAGGGCCGGCACTTGCAGGCCGCCCGTCGTCCACCGCCAGATGTCGGCTCTAGCAATAGGATTGGCGTCTACGTTGGCCTGCTTGGGCAGTTCGTAGTCCCACGTCACCTCGTAGTGCCACCGCGAGCCGCTGTAGTTGCCAACGGCAACATTCATGGCCAGGCAGTAGTACGCCTCTGGGTGCGGCGACAGAAACGCCACGTTGATGCTGTTCACGATGTCGGTCTGTGCCGTTATCGGGTCGTCAACCTCAACAACCCATTTCCGCTGAAACTGCGGAGCCTCGCCAAACCGGCGAGTGGCCGAGACGGTGGGCAGTTCATAAACATTGACCACGCTCATGCCGCAGCCCCCAGGATGTCTACCTGCTGCTGCCCCAACGCACGGAGTTCGGCCTTGAGTTCTTCCAGTTTCTGCGTCTGCTTGCGGTACTCGGCAATGGCGGGATCTTCGCGGCCCGTCGCCAAGGCGATGAACTGGGACATGCCTTCGCTGCTGCGAACGTCGGTGGCCTTAAGGGATTCACTGGACTTTCCGCCGAGGGACGACATTCGCTCGGCAGTAAACTTGTCGATTTCAGCCTGTTTCTCGGCGACCTTTTCTTGCCGTTCGCGGTCAAACTCTTCAATCTGCTGCTGCATGGCCCGCTGAACCCCATACGCCTCCAAGTCGGCGTCCAACTTGTCTTGCGCGGCCTGCTTGTTGGCGTCAGCTATCTGTTGCTCCATAGCGCGACGCTCGCCATAACCACTTAAGTCAGCTTCCAACTGATCTGCCGACGCCTTCCTTCGGGTGTCTTCGATTGCCTGCTCGTTCTCGCGGCGAATCTTGTACTCTTCCAGCACAGCATCCAGGTTGTCCTGAGTGGCAGTGCCGGCATCGGCACTGGCTTGCTCTGCGCCGGCCGCAGCCTGTGCCATCGGCCGCTCGCCGCTCGCAAACGCCCGGCCGATGATCGGCACCTTGCTCATGTAGGCGTAGAAGTCCTTGATCTTCTGCGACGCCCAGTCGATGCGTTCGCCAATGAAATCAAAGGCCGCATTCATGCCGCCGCGGATCGCCTCCACGACGTTAGTGAGCCCGACGATGAACGGTGAAAGGAAGGTTTGGACAACAGCCCCGGCAACCTTGAGCACAATGCCGAGGGCTTCGCCAAGAACGCCAGCGAGCTTTAGCACTCCTTCGACGACAGTCCCGAGAAGCGTTGCGATGGGAGCGAACACCTGGGCGATTGGCGAAAGGATGGACGTGACACCTTCCACCACGCCGCTGATGCCGTCAGTGAATCCCGCCAGCCCCGACTGAATGGCAGCAAACGCTCCAATGAACGGCGTCACGAACACGTCGGCTAGCCCGGCAAAGGCACTTTCGGAACGCTCGCCAGCCGCCGTGGCTTCTTCCATTGCGAAGGCTAGGTTGTCCACCTGCTGGGCCTGCAGCTGCCCCATCTCGGCGTTTAGCGCCTCGAGCGACACCGTGCCGGCCGTGATGCCAGAGGCCATCTCAAGGGCTCGGTCCTTGGCGTTCAAGAACGCCTTGCCAAGATTCAAGGCCAACAACGCACCGCCGATCAGCGGATTGCTAAGCCCCAGCACCGCAGCGGCAGCAGTGCCAGCAGCACCGCCACCGAGAGCCAATCCAACACCAAGAGCCTTGGCCGCCAGAATCATCGTTCGGGCCGCCATTGCACCTTTCAGAGCACCAATGGCAAAGTCTTTCAGCCCGGCAGGGTTGCGAATGGCACTGAACACCTTCCACTGCAGGTACGTGTAGGCAATGTCTTTGCCAAAGGCGATGACGCTTACCCCGGCATCCGCCACGCTCTTCGTGGCGTCACCAATCCCGCCAATGGCCCCTGACAGCCCGTTGACGACACGCTCGGCAATGCCGGCCTTGGAGGCCATCTCGTCCATCGTGGACGTTGCCGCCTGCAGTTCGGCGTCAGCCTTGGCGACGGCCCGGCCGTACACGTCTTGGCTCAACAGCCCCTTCTGCATCATCTTGTCGAGCTTGCCGATGGTGTCGGCGTACTTCTCGGTCGGCGTCCGCAGCTCAGCGGTGATCTTCGCCGCCTGGCGGAACTCGGCAGACGTGGCCTTGGCACTGGCCCCGACTTGGGACAGCTCCCTGTCAGCCTTGGCAACACCAGCAGCCATGCCATCGGCATTGGCCGTGAGTTGAAACGCTAGATCAAGTTTCTGTGCCACGACTCAGCTTTCCCAGTTCTGCCGCAATGTCTTCTGCCGTCATGGGCGGCCGCTGAATCGGCATGAAGTCTTCCGGCTTAGGCGTCCTGCCTTTGACGTGCGGGGCAATCGTCAGTGCTGCCAGCACGCCCGTCTGTTGCCATTCACGCCCGAAAGGTTCGATATGCCGATCAAAAGCCATCCACTCCCGAAGCTCTGCCACGTCCATCCGTTCGCAAAGCTCTCGTTTCGTCATCCCAAGAGCCAACGCCAGCCGCATCACGAAGAGCCAATCCGGCCGGCGTTTCATTCCCCCGCGAGTTTCTCCACCTCTTGATCCGAAAGGTTGTTGTGTTCCATCGCGGCCTGCCAAACGCGATTTACCACCTTAGCCGACTTGGCCGCCAGCTTCGCCACGTCGCCGTTGTCGAAAAGACGATTGCCCTTCTCGTCAACAAGACACCGCACGAGGAACTTGGTACGGAAGTCGTCCACGCCCGTGTCCTTCTTCCGCATCCATTCGTTCTCGTAGGCGTCTCGCTCGCCAACGCTCATCACTCGGATGTACACGTCGCCGCCCCACTCAGGGACGCTGAGCTTGAGCAACCCAAGGTCATCGGCCGCAAGGATCTGATCTTTGGTCAACGCTGGCATCTCGCAACTCCTAGGTAATCTTGAAGGTCACGTTGTACGTCTGCAGTTCGCCAACGCTGGCCTGCCAGCCGAGGCTTTGGAAAACGGCTTCATTGAACAGCCAAGACACGCCCAGACCGCCAATAGATAACGCAGCCGTCAAGCCGACGCTGGTTGCAGACATGCCGGCCGTGCCGCGAAGCGTCACGCTAACCGTGCCAAGGTCAACGTCTGCTCGGCGGTAGTACTTGAAGCGAGACGTGGAGGTTCGGGGTGTCACTTCAACCGTGTCGGACGAAACGCCGTCCACGGCAATCGACACCACTTCGCCAAGGGTCACAGTGCCCCAGGTAGCGGTTGTCCCCTGCGATGCGTTTGCCACGACGGCTCTCCCGTCGTCAGGTCAGACCACCTTAAACGTGAGCGACTGCCGGATCAGTTCGCCCACGCTGTAGGCCACGCTCGAGCTCGACACGGTAGCTGTGTAGGTCACGGTGGCGAACACCAGCGACCCAGACGTTCCGATGCTCACAATCGCCGTAGAGAACGCCTCGACGCTGATCTCGTTGTCGCGGAGGGCAGGAGCCTGGAACCGCCGGCCCGCGCCGCTGGCCAGGCCAAGGTGCGACTCGTCCAGCAAATCCCCGCCAGGCGTAACGGTCACGCTGGTGACGGTGTACGTGGAGCCGGCAAAGGTAAACGTAGCACCCTGCGAATCGGCGGCCATGCGGCATCTCTCCTGGTGTCGGCGGGCGTCTGTGCCCTACTCCCGAGACTAGGCAAACGGGCCGCAAGCCTTGCAGTTAGCGGACCTTAGAGATCGCCTTGGCCATGAGTGCCTCAAGGTTCTTCTGGGCCGTCGCCTGCATGGTTTGGCGGTTGTGGAAAAAGGCCAGCCACGCAAACCGCCTGGGCTCAATCTTGCCGCGGCCCGCCCTTGGAGGAGTGCCCATTTCCAGGTATCTAGCGTGAGGCGCAACGCCAGACTTATAGCCAACAAGGCCAACAATGATGTTTCGTCGGCCCTTTTGGTATCGCCTAGTTTCAATGCCGGGAGATGCCGACAGGCGGCCCGTTTTTCGCCTTACCGCCGAGACGGACGACCGAAGGGACGCAAGGCCGGGCCGCATGGCATCAACGATTGCTGCGCGAACTTCCTCCGGGTCTAGCTGGATAGATCCATCCAGCCCGCCGCCTTTCATTACGCGGCCGTCTAGCTGCGTCGTATTGAGCCGAAAGTCAAGGAGAGGCTGGCCCATCACGTCGCCTCATTGATGCGGAAATCAAACGTCTGCTGCACGCTGTAGTACGGCAGCATCTGGTCATCGGCCGGCATGTCTACCCCATCCGACTCCGTCTGCAGCGTCGTCCGCTGGATCGTCACGCCGGCTGTCGTCCCGGTCCAGCCGTCCACCGCCAGTCGGACCGCCCGAGCAATCGACTTGACCGACGTGTACGAAGTGCCGTACGTGGTCAGCTGCAGCGTCACCACGGGATTGCCGACGTTGCCGGCGAGCGATTGCGGCCTGGTCACGGCGGTACGTTGATACACGACGAGCGGCAG